TCATTAGTTTCTGACAGTATTGTTAGTGTTGCAAGACGTGAGTTTGCATTTGTTGATTTAGATGGAAACAAATATGTTGCAATAGGAACTGATAAGTTTTTACTTATCTATTTTGAAGGTCAACTGTACGATATTACTCCAATTAAATCTACAATCGGAAGTGTTGTAATGTCTGCAACAGATGCATCTAAAGAAGTCTCAGTAACTTTTTCTTCAGCTCATAATTTACAATCAGGAGATATTATTTTATTAAGTAATGTAAGTGTACCTCCAGGTATAGGTTTAACTGATGCTGCATTTGAAGGTAAATTATTTCAAGTAACTAGAATTACAAACTCATTGATTGCAATTGTAACAGGAACACAAACTACAACAGGAGCTGCTGGAGGTGGTTCTTGTGATATTACTCCTTACGAACCTGTCGGCCCTGCTGCACAATCTTATGGTTATGGTTGGGGTATATCAGAATGGGATGGTATAGTTTCAAGTGCTGTAACAACAACTTTAAATGGAACACTTGGTGACAATACTAGTGGTACATCAGGATCAACAATTGCTTTGACATCTGCTTCAGGTTTTCCAGCAACTGGTAGAATACAAGTTGGAACAGAATTAATTTCTTACACAGGTGTATCAACAAACAACTTAACAGGTATTACAAGAGCAGTGGATGGTTCAACAAGAGCTGCACACTCAAGTGGCGCAACCGTAACCAATGCTGCAGACTTTGTAGATTGGGGTGAAGCCTCTTCTGCATCTGTAGTAACTCTTGAACCAGGACTATGGTCATTAAGTAATTTTGGTCAAGTATTAGTTTCAACTATTGCAAACGGTAAAACATTTACATGGAACGCTGGAGATGCTGCAAGATTAACAACTAGAGCATCTACAACTACATCTGGTTTTTCTACATCAGCTAATCCAACAGCTACAAGAGTTACATTAGTGTCACCTACAACACGTCACTTAATTCATTTAGGTACAGAAACAACTATTGGAAATACTGCAACACAAGATAATATGTTTATAAGATTCTCGGACCAAGAAGACATAAATGATTATACCCCTACTGCAATTAATACTGCGGGTACTCAAAGATTACAAGATGGTACAAAAATTATGGGAGCCTTAAAAGGTAAAGACTCTATTTTAATTTGGACAGACAATGCATTGTATTCAATGAAATTTATTGGTGCACCTTTTACTTTTGGATTTGAACAAGTTGGTACTAACTGTGGATTGATAGGTAAGAATGCAGTTGTTGAAATTGATGGTGTTGCTTTTTGGATGAGTCCAAATGGTTTCTTTATGTTTGATGGTACAGTTAAATCACTACCATGTTCTGTTGAAGACTATGTATATGATCAAGCTGATACTACAAAAGGTCAGCAAGTATACGCTGGTTTAAATAATCAATTTACAGAAGTTGTTTGGTATTACCCGTCAACTAATTCTACTTACAATGATCAATATGTAGTATTTAATTATGGTGAACAAGTAAGAGGTGGTGTTTGGTATATTGGAACAGAAGCAAGAACTTCTTGGATTGATGCAACAGTTTATCCAAAACCTATTGCAACTAAATTTAATTCTTCTGCATCAGGAACATTTCCTGAAGTTGTGGGTGAGGATGGTTTAGGTCAAACAACTTTGTTTGAGCATGAAGTAGGTACTGATCAAGTTAATGCAGATGGTAGTACAACAACAGTTACATCATTTGTAAAATCATATGATTTTGATTTACAAGCAAGTCAAAAAAATGCTCAAGGTAAATCTACAGGATCAACACTTTCCGGAGATGTATTTTTAGCTATGAGAAGATTTATACCAGATTTTAAAGATCTACAAGGTAATGCAAAAGTAACACTTGCTGTCAAACGTTATCCACAACAATCCGAAACAACAACAGCGCTTAGTCCTTTTACAATTACTTCTAGCACTGATAAAAAAGATACAAGAGCTAGAGGAAGATTTGTTAATATAAAAATAGAAAATACTAATGTTAGTGAGTCTTGGCGTTTTGGAACTTTTAGAATAGATGTACAACCGGATGGACGTAGATAATGGCTAAAGTATTAGTAAGATTACCAGAACCTAAACAAGACTATGATGTGTCTAACCAAAAACAAATTAACAGAGCAATTTCTTTGATCGTAGAACAATTAAATTCTACATTTCTAAACGAACAAAAACAAGAACAAGAAAGGTTTACTTGGTTTAATGGCTAACATATATACAAATGCAAAAGTAGATTTAACTACAACAAATGCTACTACATTATATACAACACCTAGTAACTCTAGAGCTATTGTAAAATCTTTATTAGTGTCAAACGATGCTGGAAGTGCAGCAACAATAACAGCAACATTAACTAATGCAGCAGCGGCTGTATTTAGTTTATTTAAAGTTAAATCAATAGCTTCTAATACTACTGAACAATTATTAACAGAACCTTTGATATTATTAGAAAATGAGATATTGAAAGTTACCGCATCTGATGCTAATGAATTACATGTTGTGGCATCATTATTAGAAATTAACAGAGATTAAGGAGAAAAATATGGCGTTTAAAGAAGAAGGTGAAGTAACATACACAATGATAAATGGTAAGAAAGTACCAGTTGTTAAGTGTGAAACTGAGGTAGTATTAAGAAATACTAAAACAAGTAAAGAATATAATTCAGATAAAGAAGCAGAGGATGATATTGCAAACCCATCTACTGATACTAAAAAAGAAGACGTTATGCGATCTTTAAAGATAAAAGTAGCTGCAATGCCACCACTTGGTGCTGCATCTGATGATAAATAATATTGTAAACTAAGGCAAATTTATATAAAATAGAACAATGGCAATTACAAACGCACAACAGGTAAGACAGATGTTAAAAGATGGTAAGGTAGCCATGCAAGGTGGTGTTAAAAACTATCTTGGTAAAAAGAAAACTGTTACTGTGCCTAAAGATTGGCAGTCTTCTCCTGACCATCCTACAACAAAATTAGCATATATTACAAAAGCAGAGAAAGATTTACTTCTTAAAAAAGATTTACATAACTCTTTAAATGGTAAACCTAACAGAGGACCCTCAGGTGTAATGAGTTTAAATGGTTGGGGTGATAGTGATGGACAAGGTGGTTCTGACACAAGTGGTGGTAATGCTGGAGCTGAAGGTGGCCAAGGAGATGGATCTGGTGGTTATAATGCTGGTAATAACAACACACCTGGTCCAGGAGATACTGGTGGTGAAGGTGGTAATAATCCTAAAGATGATTCAACATCTCAATATGGTGGAGGAAAAGATAACACTGGTGCTTATGATGAAGAGGCTGCAAAAAAACAAAAAGAAAAAGAAAAAAAAGCAGAACAACAAAGAATTGCTGCAGCAAAAGCAGCTAAAGAAAAAGCAGCTAAAGAAAAAGCAGATAAAGAAAAAGCAGATGCAATAGCTAAAGCTATAAAAGAAAAAGAAGAAGAAGATGCAGCTAGAGCTAAAGAACTTTCTGATTTAGGTAAAACTACAGCTAAAGATATATTAGGTGGTTTAACTAATAGAGAAAGATATCTTGCAGAAGAAATTTATGGGGTAGACCCTAAAAATATAGAAGGAGATCTAAGTAGTGAACTTCAAACTTTTAATACAAGTAAAGCAGTAGGAGATACTCCAATTGATCAAGAATTTACAGGAACATTAAACGAAAGAGAACAAGCATTACAAGATTTTTTTGATAGAAGAAATGAAGTTAAAACGTTTGGTTTAAGTTCATTATTTAAAACCCCCTTACAAAAAGTTTCTGATTTTAATTCATCAATAAACAGACCTTTTTTTGAAGAGGTAATTAGAGGAGGAAAAATACCTGGATTAGATTTTGATATGACTGCGAATCAATTTGAAGATGCATATCAAAGTTACATGTCTGATAGATTAGATGGTAAAACAGATGCTTATGGTAACCCATCAAGTGGTTATTCTAGAGATTCAAGTGGAAATATTATAGGTAGTGGTAATGATGGAGGAGATAACTACGTGCCTCCAATTGTTGTAAAAAAAGAAGAGACTGAAGAAGAAGAAATAAACCCTAGAGATTACACAGGAC